TAGTGAATCAGTTATTGATCGTACAACGTTAACTAACTTTGCCGAGCCGTTTACAACAAATAAAACTGGAACTGTATTAGGCGTTGTAGCTAAATTTACAGGGTCAACATCAGAAGTAATAGTTTATAGAGAAGTTAACGGTCACTACGAATATAGTCAGTCAATTACAACCCCAACTGCAAATATTGGGTTTGCTACAGCAATAGCAATGTCAGATGATGGAACATTACTTGCTGTTGGATGTCCATTAGATGATACTATTCAAAATGACAACGGAGTAGTTTACGTTTATAAACTAACCAACGGCGAGTATACGTTAAATCAAACAATTTATAGTCCAGAAAACGATGTAGCAGAAAGATTTGGAGCCAGCTTAGACTTTGACAATGATAACTTAATTATAGCTTCAAAAGGCGGCGACCTTGTTTCTACAACAACATTTGATGCTAACACTACAATTGCTACAACACTTGATAATAATCTTACACAATTTAAGAGTAGAAATGAAGATAGTGGACAAGTACTTATGTTCCAACGATTTAATGATACATTAATTTATAGTGAACGCTTTGTTTATAATAATCCAACAACACGGCTATTTGGCGATAATATTTTGTTTAAAAATAATCATGTATATGTTGCTATGCCTGAGTTAACAGTAAGCTCAACTGATAATAATATGGGGACAATACTTAATTTTAAACGTGATAGAACTAAATTATCTTGGACTACATTACGCAAACCAATTGATCAAGTTGATATAAAACAATATAAAGGCGTTTTTATCTATGATATATCAACACAGAAATTAACTAAACAAATAGATTATATTGACTCTATCCAAGGAAAGATTGCAGGTACTGCCGAAGAAGAGCTTTCTTTTAAAACACCGTATGATCCAGCAGTTTATACTTCAGGAGTAAGTCCAGTTGTAGTTGACGAAGGTAATTATTGGGGAAGTGAGCGTGTTGGAAAACTGTGGTGGGATCTAAGTACAGTAAAATTTTATAATCCATACCAAGGTGACATAATTTATCAAACAGCTCATTGGAATAAATTGTTTGTAGGAGCGTCAATTGATATTTATGAATGGGTTGAAACAACTCTTAAACCTTCGCAATGGTTAGAAGACGCAGATACAGAAGAAGGCTTAACAAAGGGTATTAGTGGAACACCTAAGTATGATGATAATACTTTAGTAACAGCAAGAGTATTTGATAAAGTTGCTCAAGCATTTACTAACAAGTACTATTACTGGGTTAAGAATAGAAAATTTATTCCAGCAAAAGAGTTTAGAAAAACTAGTGCATATGATGTAGCACAATTAATTGAAGATCCACAAGCACAAGGATATCAATATATTGCACCGTTTTCAAATAATAGATTTGCTTTATATAATTGTTTAAATTTAATATCAGCAGATTCTTCAGCAATTAACTTCCGTTATTGGACTATTGATAATCCAACAAATATTCATAATGAATATCAATTAATAAGTGACGGGTTGGATACAAGTAGACCTAAAGCAGAGTTAGAAAATAAATGGTTTGACAGTTTAATTGGTTGGGATAAGAATTTTAGATTAGTTCCAGACGATAACCTAAGCAAAAAAGAAAAATACGGAATTTTAAATAGTCCTAGGCAAACAATGTTTGTTAATAGACTTGAAGCAGTTAAGCAGTTTATTGAACGGGTTAATACAACACTTGCAAAATATACAATTGTCGATGAGTTCGATCTTAGTAATCTACAAAAACTAGATAAACTACCAACTATTAGTTCTAGACGATTTGATGCAACAGTAGATACCCTTGCAGAAATAGGATTTGTTGGAACAGCTAAAGTAACCCAAGCAGTATTAACACCAACTTGGGAGAACGGTAAGTTAATTAACGTTATAATTACTAATCCAGGGAGAGGGTATAAGGTACCACCAACTTATGAGTTTGCAAATCTTGGTGCTGGTACCGGTGCTAACATTACTTTAACTATTGACACTTTAGGAAAAGTTAATTCAGCAGTTATTAAGTATGCAGGTAACGATTATGCTAGTACTACATCAATTGAAGTTAGAAAGTTTAGTGCATTAGTTAAAGCTGATGAAACAGTTGGTAATAAATGGGCAATTTTCTCATACAATACTACTACTTTATTATGGGATCGTACGTCGAGTCAAAGTTATAATGTAACGCAATATTGGAGTTATGTTGATTGGTATAAAGAGGGATATAGTTGGGCAACTGATGTTACTTACTTAATAGATGAAAGTTATCAATTAGCTTCATTAAATGATAATATCGGTGACATTATTAAAATTAAAACAGTTGGGTCAGGAGGCTGGTTATTATTAAGAAAAAATAGTAATGATGTATCTGTTGATTATACTACAAACTATGCAACAATTGGTAAAGAAAACGGAACAATTAAATTCTCTACAAGTTTATATAACTATCCAACATTTAATATAGGATATGATTCTTTAAGTTACGATACAAGTGATTTTGATAATCAACCAGTTCAAGAATTTAGAATTTTATTAGAAACATTACGTGACCATATCTTTATAGATGATCTTGCAATAGAATATAACAAGTTATTTTTTGCAAGTATACGTTATGTGTTCAATGAGCAATTATATGTTGACTGGGCATTCAAGTCTAGCTTCTTAAAAGCTAAACACAATATTGGTGAGTTATCGCAAAAAATTAACTTTCAGAATGATAATCTGTCTAGTTACCAAGACTTTATTAACGAAGCAAAACCATATAAGACTAAAGTTAGAGAATATTTAAGTTCGTATACAAAAACACAACCTACAAATTCAGCAGTTACTGATTTTGATATACCACCAGCTTATAGTAAACAAGATGGTAAAATTATACCAACTACTTTAAGAGTAACAGATAACGCATTAGTTGGTGTAGATCCCGGAACAGCAACATATCCAAACAAGTATTGGGCAGATAATATCGGATATGAAATTCCAGCAATCTTAATTAAAACCGGAGGCACAGGGTATCTTGAAGTACCGTTAATTACACTTTCAGGCGGCGGTGGAACTGGAGCAAAAGCACAAGCATATATAGGAACAGGCGGAGCGATAACTTGGATTAAAATGACAAATGTTGGTACAGGATATTTGTCAGCACCTACAGTTACTATAGAAGGAACACAATCTGAAGGTAGTACTGCGGCAGTTGTTAATGCTAAATTAGGTAATGGTAAAGTACGAAGCGGTCATATTGTATCAAAATATGATAGAGTCTCAGGAACATTCTTAATTACTACATTAACTCAAAGCGAAACATTTACAGGTAATGCAAGTGAGATTAATTTTAATCTAACATGGCCAATGGATTTAAGACCTAGTCAAATTACTATTACGGTTAGTAATATTGAATCATTAACAAGTGAATATACGTTTGCTAATGTTGTAGATACAACTAAAACATATACACGTTCTAAAGGACGTATAACATTTACTGAACCACCAGCTAATGGTGCCATTATTATAGTGCAATATAGTAAAGCAATTAATATGCTTCAAGCACAAGACCGTATTAATTTATTTTATGCACCAACAACAGGAATGCTAGGAAATGACATAGCACAACTTGTAGATGGAATTGATTATGGTGGTGTTGAAGTTAAAAGTTTCAACTTTAGTGGCGGCTCGGGATGGAGTTCAGAACCGTATTATACATCAACTTGGGACACTTATGACAATACATATGAAGATGAAGTTTTCCAACTAGACGGTAGTACAAATGTGTTTACACTTGCTAATCCGTTAGAAGTTGATATTGTATACAATGTTTATAAAAATGGCATTAGAGTAGACGATCCTAATTATGTAGACGAAAGTAATCCTGGAGCAAACGTAAATGCTAAAATGCAATCAATAACAGGTGATGGCGTTGCAACTACAATAACAATAAATGAAGAACTAATACCAACAGTTGATGGCGACACGATTATTTTTAGAAAATCAACTAGTGATGGTAGTTTTATTCCTGATCCAGATGCTTACGATACATTATTACAAGGTGGTGATTTAGCATATACATCAGCTAAAGGAATTTTATCAGAAGAGATTGTTGTCGACGGCGACGGGTTTGTTACAGAGTTAACGTCAAAAGGTCCAGAAGAATTAGTTCCAGGACAAATTTTAGACACAGTTGATTTTAAAGTTTTTGATAGAACAGCAGATGGATCAAGTATTATTAGTAGTCATAATTATACTGGCGACGGAGTAATTACTGAATTTCCTGTTACTAAATTACCAGCAAGTCAAACAGATTTGTTTGTAAAAGTAGATGGAGTAATTTTAGATATTACACAATATACTGTAAATTATCAAACTAAAAAAGTTATTATTACTACTGCACCGCCAACTGGTGTTCCAGTACATATTTCAACAATGTCAAACAATGGCGAAAAAATTATAGATTTTGATAGATTTATTGGTGACGGTTCAACATCACAATTTGCTACATCGATTATTTACAAAACAGGGTTATCATATACATTAAAAGTAAATGGTGAAACAGTAGCTAGTGATATTGCAGAGACTGATATTACATATGAAACTAAAGGTAGAGTTGTTTTTAAATTAGGAACAGTACCAACTGATGGCGCTGTAATTGAATATGTAATATACGATAGTGCTACACAAACGTTCAGTCAAGTAGCAACAGAAGAGTTTACAGGAAACAATGTTAACAAAATATTTACATTAAGTCAAATTCCGTTTAATAGCGATCCTGCTAGTCACAACATTATAGTTAAACTTGGAAATACGATTTTAAATGCAGGATACAATCAACAATATACAGTAGAAGCACAACGTGAATATCAATTAAGACAATGGCAAATTACAACGGCTTCTATTAGTGCTGAAAATGTTAAAGTATTCTTAAATGATGTTGAACTACTTAATACTACATATCGATGGGATACATTTAATGCATCAGTTGTCTTATTTGAAACTACTGGAAAAATTGGAGATAAGTTAGAGATTTTTGTAATCGATTCCGGTGATTATCAATTAGGATACTTTGATAGTACTACAAGTTTATTTGTTTCAACACCAAATAAAGTTTATCTTGATATAGCTCCGACTAGTGGTCAGGTGTTAACAGTTTATCAATTTAGTAAGCATGACATTAGAAAGATTAAAAGAGAAACGTTTGATGTTGTGGAAAGAAATGTAGTTACTATAGGAACTGACTCTTATACAGAATATCATCAATTAACTAAAGGAATCGTTAGATTACGTGAAGAAGCCTTTGATGCTGAATATGTATGGGTTACATTAAATAAATTATTATTAACTCCTAGTGTTGATTATTATGTTACTGATGATAAGAAGCATATTAGAATTGTAGTTGATATTGATCCCAATGATAAGATCGAAATAATTCACTTTACAAATAACATTATGATTCCAAAGTTTGGTTTTAGAATCTTTAAAGATATGCTTAATAGAACCCATTATAAACGTCTTGGAGATAATAATAAATACACATTAGCAGAAGACTTAAATTGGTCAGATAGTAAGATTTATGTAACAAATCATGAGAATTTACCTTCTCCAAACAAAGAAAAAGGTATTCCAGGCATAGTTTTTATAAATGGTGAGCGTATTGAGTACTATTTGAAAGAAGCTGGAGTAATAAGGCAACTACGTAGAGGCACATTAGGTACAGGTATTGCAGAAGTACATAAAACAGGGTCAGATTTATTTGATCAGTCTTTCATGCAAACAATGCCATACAAGGACGAAACGTTAACCCAGGTGTTTGATGCCGATGGGTCAACAAAAGCTGTTACAGTTGATTTTATTCCAAAGTCTGTTAATGATTTTGAAATTTTTGTAGCAGGAAAGAGAATGCGTAAGAATGCTGTTAGTTCGTTTGATGTAACTAGTGATTTAGACAGTCCAGAAGGTGATATTACATTACCAGCTGAATTTAGTGTAGACGGTACAACCTCTACAATAACATTATTAGATACACCAGCTATTAATAGCAAGATTATAGTGGTGAGAAGGGTGGGAAGAACTTGGACTGACCCAGGAATTCCATTACATAGGCAGGAAAACAACATAGCACGTTTCTTAAGAAGCCAAGAGGTTACGTTACCTAAATAAATACACTAGTAGGATATAAAAAATATGATAGATAATATTAAAGAACAGAACGGTGTACTTTTACAAGGACACATCAAAATACATAACCCGGAGACGGGCGAAATACTCGTGGATAAACGTAATGCAATTCATTATGAAAATATGAGTATTGCATTAGCAGATAGTTTAGCAAATCAAGGCCAAGGCTTTGTTAGTAGCATGGTATTTGGCAATGGCGGAACATCTGTTGATCCTACAGGTATTATTACATACTTGTCACCGAATTCAACGGGCACAAACGCTAGTTTATACAGTCAAACGTATACTAAAGTAATTGATGATAATTCAATTAATAATACAGATCCTACAAGAAATAAGTTAGAAACACGACATGTTAGTGGTACAAATTATACAGATATTTTAGCAACTTGTTTGCTAGATTATGGTGAACCTAGCGGACAGGATGCAATTGATAATGCAACCGGCGCTGAAAGCCTTTATGTATTTGATGAGCTAGGACTTGTTAGTTATGCAAAATCTGGTACAGGACGATTATTAACACATGTAATTTTCCATCCAGTACAAAAAAGTTTAAATAGATTAATTCAAATTGATTATACCGTTAGGGTACAAAGTCTAACTGGCTTTAATGAGGCGTAGATAAAAAATGGCATATACAGTATCACATACAGACCTAGCTAATAAAGGTACTATTACAGTTGAAGATAATACCATTAACCAGGTTACAAGTTTAGATATTCCAGGTCGTAATACTACAGCGTATGGTACTGCTATTGCGGATAATTTTTTGCATTTATTAGAAAATTTTGCTTTTAATACTCCTCCAAGAAATCCGGTTGAAGGACAACTGTGGTATGATACTACAGTAGGTGTTGATCAATTAAAGATTTACGATGGTACAAATTGGATATCAGCAAGTGGACTAAAGAAAGCAACAAATGAACCAGCCGCTAACCAATCAGTAATAGGTGACCTTTGGGTTGATACAGATAATCAACAACTTTATCTTTATACAGGATCAGGATGGATTTTAGTAGGTCCAACATTTAGTGATGGATTATCAACAGGTGTCAAGCCAGCAGTTATTACAGGAACTGATAATGTTTCCTATACAATTTTACAAGTAGAAGTTAAGGCAAAAACAGTTGCAATTATTGCCACAGATAAATTTACACCTAAGATTGTTATTACAGGATTTACTACTGTTTATCCGGGCTATAATTTAAGCACAGCAGATATTACAGGTGATGGTGCAGGAAAATATTACGGAACAGCAGAAAAAGCCGAAAACTTAATTATTGCAAATACTATAGTACCTGCCTCTAGCTTTTTAAGAAACGATGTAACAAGCACAAGTTTGTTTGCACTTAAAATTAAAAACAATTCTGGTGTTATTGTTGGAGCAGATAGCGCCATGTCAATTGGTGTTGAAGGTCAAGCAGGTATTATCGCTCACCAAACATCAGGATCTAATATTGATATACGAGTTAATGACGCCGGCGAAGTTAAAACGGTTGTTAGAATTGACTCGCAATCTAGAGTAGGTATTAATAATTTATCACCAGACCAAGCATTAGATGTTGTAGGTAATATTCAAACTGATAGTAGTTTATTAGTTGAAGGTACTACAGACTCATCAACTATTGCTACAGGTAGTATTACAACAAAAGGCGGCGTAGGAATTGCTAAAAGGCTATTTGTTGGCGGCGATAGTAATATTGCAGGATTACTTACAACACAAAACATTGTACCAAATCTAACAAATGCACGTAACTTAGGAACAGTTAATGAACAATGGTTAAATGTTTATGCACAAACATTCCATGGTAACGTAACAGGAAATATTACAGGTACAGTTAGCGGCCGTTCAGGATCTTCAGACAAGTTAGCAAGTCCAACAACATTCCAAATGGTAGGAGATGTTTCAGCACCAACATTTACGTTTGACGGACAAGACGAAAGTACTAAAACATTTACAACATCAATTGCAAATACGTTTATTGCTAATAAAACAGATTCTGCTACAAGTCAAGCTGACGATGAAATTTTAATTAACAGAGTAAGTGGAACAACTGGTGTATTTAAAGTTAATAGAAATAACTTATTTTCAGCTATTGCAACTATGCCTATTGGAATGCTTACTCCGTATGGTGGATCAATAGCGCCAGTAGGTTGGTTAATTTGCGATGGACGAGAAGTATTAATAGGCACTAATCAAAATCTATATGATGTAATAGGATATAACTTTAAAGATCAAACACTAGTTACAGGTGGATATTTTTGTTTACCAGACTTAAGAGGTAGAATGCCTTTAGGTGCAGATAATATGGGCGGCACAAGTGCTAATACAGTTACAAGTTCAGCGGCTGATAATATTGGAACACATTCAGGGCAACAACAACAATCTGTAACAATTACAAATTTACCAGAACACGAACATGACTTACGTGGAAATAGTGGTGATCAATATTATGCTCTTAGAGATGTTGCAGGAACACCTAATGATGCAGAAGCTATTACATATGATTCACCAACAGGTACAGGAGCAGGCCAAGCCTTTCCAACTAGCGGTGGCGTATTAACAGGACAAACTATTGGACAAGCAATGGATATTATGAATCCGTATATGACTATTAATTATATCATATATGCAGGCGAGGGCGTATCATGAGTTATAAATTAAATAAAACAGACGGAAGTTTATTAGTTGACTTAGTTGACGGACAGTTAGATACAACTACAACAGATATTTCTTTAATTGGAAAAAACTATTCAGGATTTGGCGAATCATTAAATGAAAATTTAATTAAGATGCTAGAGAACTTTTCTAAATCTTCAGCTCCTAGCAATCCTTTAATAGGACAGCTTTGGTATGATACAGCAACACAACGAATAAAAGTATATGACGGTGTAGGATTTAGAACTAGTGGTGCACCAAGTGTACAACCTCAACAACCAGCAGGAATGGTTGCTGGAGATCTTTGGATTGACAGTGATGATAAGAAACTTTATTTTTATGACGGTTCGCAATTAGAATTAGCAGGACCAATTTATAGTACAGCACAAGGTAAAACTGGACCTGAAGTTATTACATTAATTGATGTATTTAATAATAGTCAAATAGTAATAAAATGGAATATAGCTGGAACAACAGTTGGTGTATGGAGTAATACAGAATTTACACCAGCAGTTGGGTATACTATTGCTGGAATTACAGGCGACATTAAACCAGGATTTACTCCTGTTGCATTAGCTGACTTTAGATTTAGAGGCATTGCTGATCAAGCTAGTGCGTTAAGAGATTCTTTAGGAAATGTTAAATCAGCAGAAAAATTTCTTCCTGCAGATGCAAGTGCAACTACAACTGGTGCATTAACTGTACAAAATTCCGGCGGACTTACAATTGG